CAAATGTTCCAGCATAATCAATAAATGTAATTTCATCACCTAACGTTCCTGCTGGTAATGTTCCTGTAAAAGCCGCTGATGTTGTATTACAAAAATATCCTTCTCCTGCTACTGCAGTGAAGCCTGAAGTTTTTACAGCTTGGTATGATGTACCGCCTGATACTTCAGCAAAAGATAATTGACCAACACCCGTGGTTCCTGAACCTGTAATACTAGCTACTTTTAAAAATCTATCTGCTGTAACGTTTCCTGTAGGAAATTTTAATGTGTAAGATTGACCGCTCGCATGCGCGGGACTTTGAAGTTTAATTCCGTGGGAGTTGGATTCGCAATTTAAAACAAGCGTTCCAGGGTTTGTATTACCACCTACAACAACTGCACCAGTTCCGTTTGGTGTTGCTGTAATAGCCCCGTTTGCACCGTCTGTAATTGTAATATTACCAGAGTTTGTTCCTGAATTTGTATCTAAAACTAAATCGTATGCACCGCTTGATGTAATTGTTGATGCAGCTGATCCTGTTCCAACTACTACTTCACCAGATCCTTTAGGTGATAAAGCTAAGTCTACATTTGAATCACTACCGTTTGCGGCTAATTTTGGATCACCGCCTGTAGCAGCATTTGTAACATCTAAATAATTTACTGCTGAAGATGTAGTGTTAAAGAATAATTGTTCGTTTGCGTTTTCATCTCTGATACCATGTGTTGTATCAAAGTCTATCATGAAAGAATTAGTATCTAAGTTACCACCTAATTGTGGTGATGTATCATCAACAAGATCACTTGCTAATGCAACAGAAGCTAGATTTGGATTAGTGCCATCATCAGCTTTTGCATATACTAAAGATGTTTTACCATTTGCTACTGCAACAGAGTCACCGGAACCTGTAGCATATTTAAATGTTACGGTTTGAGATCCAGATGTTGAATTTTTAAGAATGTAAAAGTTTTGTACGTCAAGAGGAATAGTTACGTTTCTTCCTGCTGTTAGAGCTCCTGTAAATTCAATAATTCTATGTGAAAGAGTTGCACCTGTGGCTCCGTCTGATACAGATAAAGTTGTATCACCAGAATCAGATACAGCCTGTGTTGTGTATCCACCTGAAATTTGTTCAACGATACTTAAGTTCGTATTTGTTTTTGTTCCCCACGTTCCCGCATTTTCACCAGTTGCCTGTAGTTCAATACCTAGGGGTGTATATGTCGATGCCATATTAAGCTGCTTCTCCTGTTACGTCGTTATAGCTTGTATTTGAGCCTGTTGCAACATCCGAATATGATGTATTCGAACCCGTTGAAACATTACTATACGACGTGTTACTGCCTGTGTCAATGTTCTCATAAGCAATAATAAATGGTGATCCTACGCTTGTTGTAGCTTCTTGTCCAGTTAATCCTACTACTTGATCTTTTGGATCTATTGTACCTACAGAACTTGTTGCAGATAATCCAGTTAATCCCATGACATCGGGAGGTGTTAAAGATCCTGTAGAACCTGTCATGGATACTCCGGTTGGTGCTGCAACAGCAGAACCTAAACCTACTAGTGTTCCTAAACCAGACTCCATTCCCAATCCAGTTAAAATAGCTGCATCATTTGGAACTACAACAGAACCTTGTCCACTTGTTATTGCTTGTCCTACTGCATCAACTTCATTTGAAGTTACACCTAAAACTGTTCCTTGTGCTGAAGTTATTGCTTGTCCTGTTGGAGACACATCTTCGTTTGGTGCAACTGCCGTTCCTTGAGATGAAGTTATAACCTGACTTGCCAAACCTACAAATTGATCTGAAGGATCTATTACCCCAGTCGCTGAAGTTGATGAAACACCTGATGGTGTTACCGTTACATTTATAATATTTGTTATAGAACCTAAAGTTGATTGAAATAGAACTCCGCCTATCTCTACAGTTTTTGGTATTACCGGTGATATAGATCCTGTTGAAGCTGTTGATGAAACTCCTGTTGGCACAACTAATGCATTTGCTAAAATTCCTACTGCACCAATATTAGAAGTAATAGATACGCCGGTTAATGAAACTGTTTCGTCTGCAAGATTACCGTACTCACCATCATTCCAAGCTTTTGCACCCCAACCGGTTGCAAGTAAAGCGTCTTCATTCCAATACGCTTGACCCCAGGTGAATCGACTCCATCCTGATTGAACCGACATAGTGGTCCTCCTATGCTAATCTTATGATTGCGTTTGTAGCGTCTGCTGTAGGGAATTGAATTGTAAAAGTTCCGTTAGTCGCTGTTTTGTCAGAACCAAAAGCTATCGCACAAACAGCTGCGTTCGTTGCAGATGAATTATAAATTAATGCACCGTTAGCTGTAAAAGAAGCTGATGAATAACTAACATCACTGAAATCGCAAACTGCAGTTGTGCTTGAAGCTACTGGAGTTACGCTTGTTAACGTAGCACCACCTGATGTGTATGCAGTTCCAGATGTGTTTGTAATTTCTTCTGAAGTTGAGAACGCTGTAGTTGATGCGCCTAATGTTGCGTCACTATCATACAAAGCAATTTTAAAAGTGTTACCACTTGTTGCTGTAAAATTGTGAACGCCTTTTAAAACTTCTACTTTAAAACTTGTACAAATTGCCGATGTTATTGCCATAATTTATCTCCTAAGGGTTTGCTGAGGTTATTGGTATTCTGACTGTACCATCTGTATAGTCATCTCTTCTTCGTCTTCCAACTTGCTCGTTAGCAAACTTCTGTACCTCTTGTGTATACTTTTGCTCGTATAATGTCAACATATCTGCTGGACCTTTTAAGAAGCCATAAGTCTCTGCTAAACAGCAATATAATAGGCCATTTGGAAAGTTTAAGCTTATATAATTAGTGGTATTGCTGGACTCTAAAGTAGCCGGCATTTTGTTATAATGAACTCTAAATTTGTAAGTGCTGTCTGGTGTAGGAGATAAAAATATACGTCCAGAATTAGTATCACCGTCTCCCGTAGCATTACCAAACATAGCATAGTATTTTGGTTTAGCTCTTTTTGATGATTCTGTTGATGGAGAATATTCTTGTAAATAAGTAACATCTTTCTTTTCTAGCCAACTGTTTGCTCCTGTTGTAGCACTTGTAGAATCGTAAACCTGTATACCTCTAATAAATAGAGCCCCTCCCGGAGCATTTATTGTTTCTTGTCCTGTAACTAAATTTCCTGTTTGTTGTTTTCTATCCGCATCAATAGGAACATCGCGCATAATTCTATATTGTGCGTTTAAAATAATATTTTCTAATTGATCTGTAGTTAAAACATTAGCGTCTACTTCTGTGTAGTTTCTAATTTGTGTGATTAAAGTGTTATAACTAATACCTGCCATTATGCTACTATCCTTTTGCAATAGTCACAACTAACCGTATAGTTTTTATGATTCCAACAATGTTGTTTTTTTAAAACTCTATAAGTAAAAACCATTATGCACTCAATGTAACGGGCCCAACTGAACATCCTAATCCTCCTCCTGATACTCCACCCTTTGTAGCAGTATCTGTATCAACTGTAAAATGAAAAAAATTTGCAACAGAATAGTTAGAAGTGTCTCTTCCAGGGTTTCCGTCACCTGTATCACTGACATATTTTCCTGTAGTAATCGTATATCCCGTAGCTTTTGCAATATTAGATCCTGATATACCATCAAAATTTTCTGGATTTGCATAAGCAAAAACAGCGTTTGTTGGAGTTCCTGTGCCTGGTGAGGTTGTTGGTTGGCCTCTAAATCTATATGTTGTTGCAGTTGTCAATCCATGACCTGGAAAAGAAACATTTATGATTCTAGATCCTGCTTCATAAGTCTTTAAACCATCTTCAGGTATCATACCTAAAACTGCTGGAGCTATTCTTGGTGGTCTAACATTTCTTAAAGATATTGCATCACCATTCATTGGTTTTGGTTCTAATTGTGGTTGTTTTGGTTCAAACTCAGAAACATGTACAAAAGAACCATTCCATTCTCTAACCATTTCTTTATATGGAAACTCCATACCTGATCTATCTGATATTGCTTTTGCGTATTTACCCGTTGCGTATTTTGCCATTATGTTCCTGGGTAATAAGCTTTTGGTGTTATGTAAGTGCTAGAAGCTGAACCATCTTCTGCTAAAGCTCTGGCTAATTCATCTTCATAAACTAACTTCATTTGTTGAACTAGTTCCGGTTTAAATTTTTGTGCTAAGTAATAAGCTAGTCCTGAAACCATACAAGGAACAAATCTAAAAGGAACATCAGTTGCGTTTGTGTAGTCGCCTACATCTTGTATTCTTTTAATATAATAAAAATGAATATCCTTTGATGCATTTGTAGAATCTGGTGTTGGATAAATATGTATTGTTACTTTATCAATAAATCTCTCCACCCAATATTGATTAGGCGTACCTTTTGAAAGTTTATTAGCAAATCCAGCATAAGTAGATCTATCTACTTTTGTCATTGGTGAATCTGATTGTGTTGTCTGTGTTCTATTAGATCTTAGCTGTGCTTCTAATATATCGGACATACCGTATATACCATTTGGTGTGGATACTGCACTTGTGCCATCATCAGATGATCTAAAAAATTTATATTCAGATTGACCTTCAATCAAATCAAGATTTGTAGCGGCTATTTCCCAATAGTGAATACCTCTATTACCCCACTCTTGAAACAAGATATTTAAAGATCTTCTTGCTGATTTTAATTGATAGCCAGCTACGTTTTGTAATCCAATACGCTCAAAAGATTCTTCTACTATTTCATCAATAGCAAAAGTTTTGTCGAACGTTGCTGTTCCCGAAGTGGTGTTTGCCATTTAAACTCCTTAGCCAGTATATCCGATAGTAACAGATGTTGTATTTGT